TGGACGTGTAAACCTACGTAGTTCATTCTTACCAGTCTGCGTTTGTTGCAGATGTGGTTGTTGGGCCATCAAAGCCCAAGTAGAATGCTTCTTGTTCTGCGTAAGGAATGTTACGAAGTGCAAGTTCAAGAGGGTATGGCTCTGTACCTTCCCAGTTGAACGGTTCCTTATCTGGTGCAGATGGAATCAAAGTGTAACTTGTTTCAGTTCCCTGACCATTACGCTTTACCTTCCAAACAAGATTTGAGATGCTTCCTGTTTCTAGGGCATACTCACGAATTGTATTGAATGCTGATTGCTTACTAACACCCATTGACCAAATTGCAACATATGGCTTTTCAATTCCATCGTCAACGAGAACGTTGCAATAGAAACGAAGACGTGCTCGCCATCCAGCCTTTGGATCTTTGCGGTGCATCTCTTCAGCCCAGTCACGGCCTTCTGATTCCATTGTGTCTACAGCCTTGCGCTTATAGTCCTTTGGATTTGTGTGTTCTTTAACTACAAGTGCAAGTCCACGACCTTCGTTGTAGTTTGCAGATTCATCGTCTAATTCTTCAATAAAACGAATCTTTACTGCTTGACCGTCAGCAAGTTTTAGCCACTTGACCTTCGGTGAGTTTTCATCATACTTTGGCTTATCGAGCAGGGCATTGATTGCTTTTAGTCCCTTTACTACGCTCATATTATTCTCCTTTGTGTTGTTATCTTAGTTTAGCATAGACATGATAGATTTGTCAAACTGGAACTGTAACCCAGCAATTGAATCGTCATCCATGTCGCCTATGTCTTTATATTGTTTATCTAACTTTATAACGGAAACACGAGATCCAAGTTTTTCAATTATCCTGTCTTTCATATTTCCTCCCGCTTCATCATTATCTGCAACAACTATAATGTTGTTGAAATATTTCTGAAGCAATTCTACTTGCGCCTTAGATACATTTGCCCCAAGGGTTGCTACTGCTGGGATGCCAACTTGATCTAGCCTAATAGCGTCAAATGATGACTCAACTATATAGACATTATCAGACGTCTTTACTCTATGCAAATTAAATAAAGTCTTTGCTTTTGGTAGACCTGGAGTATTTTTAAACTCCTTGCCCTCAACAGATCTTCCAACAAAACCTATAGGAATTCCTTCTGGACTATGAACTGGGACGGTAACCATGTCCTGCTTAATAGAGTATCCCAAAGAAAACTTTGACCAGGAATCTGTATTTATTTTCCTATACTTAAAATAGTTTTTTGCTCTATCGGAAACCAGTAAGCCGTTGTATAAGCGCTTTAAGACTACCTCGTCAAACGGAATGAATTCTGGCTTTGCGTATAGTTGTTTCTGTACTTCTGCTTCAAGGTTAGTTTCACCTTCTTTTGATTTTATAAATCTGGCTGCCTCAAAATATGATCTGCCAGACGAATGCATGACAACTTCAATAAGAGGTGCGGTCTTCTGACAAGAGAAACAGAAAAACAATCCATTCTCTTTGTGGACCTCTCCTGCTGGGGTGCGACTGTTATTATGGAAAGGGCAAAATATAATGTAGTTTAAATCTAAGTCAGATTCGACTTCAATGCCTGCGCCCGTGAGGACTCTTTTAATTTGTTCGGCGGTGTATAAATCACCTTGTGACCGTCTATTCCATCTATCCATTCGCTCTGCTTTCTTCCTACGTATACTCCATGTACCGTGATTTCAAACTCAAAATACTTCTTCTTACTATTATAGTCTACCGTAAAATCTACTTCTATGTCAAGCCTTGGAACGTACCCTGTTAGTTTCATTTCTGATACCAGCAGTCTAACATACTCCTGTTTAAGTCTGGCTAGGGCTGACTCATCGTGAATAACCCCTGAGAGGTTAAATCGCTTGATGGGTTTATGATGTACGTTTGCCATACATTAATTATACCCATATGTTTACTTATCCTCAAAGTCTTTGTATCTGTAGTATCCCTTGTCAAAATCACACTGAACTAGGAAGTCCCCCATATATCCATTACGATTTTTACGAAAAGCACATTCAATAATGTCGCTGTTTGTAGCACGGCCAAGGGCAAGAACCCAGTCAGCATCGTAGGCAATTTGTCTAGACCAAGATGTTTGACCAAGTGTTGGAACGCTGTTTAGGTCGTTGGCATCATCAGGGGTAGCGGATGAAATTGCAATAATAGGAACTTCTTCTCCAATTGCCATTAGTTTAAGTTCTCGTGATAAGTTCTTCATTCTTACCGTTTCATTATCTGACTTCTGATTGGGAGCCATCAACTGAAGATAGTCAACAATTACAAAGTCTGGCTTGTATTGATCAATCTTTCCACGAAGAACTGATGGGTTAATTTCTCCACCACTATCATTTGATATAATATGAAACTCTGGCTTTCCCTGAAGATTCTTTGCATGCCACTCTTTAAGCATTTCAATCTCAATTTCGCCATTACTAATTTTTCTGTGTGACCAACGGCCCTCACCCATGATAGTAAACACACGGTTACGAACCTCTGTTTCACTCATTTCAAGACTGATGACCATTGGGCTACGACCCTGTTTCCAGGCCTGTACGGCGAAGTAGAGAGCCAACCAGGACTTTCCAATACCTGGGTATGCAAGGAAGACTCCCAACTGCCCTGGCATGATTCCAGAAGGCAGGTAATTATCAAAACCTGGAAGACCAGTCTTAATGCCTACATGTCCTAAAGCCTGCATCTTCTTTACACTTTCAAAGTATGCGACTGCAGACTCTAGGTCAGTAACATCAATATCACGGATTGCGGATGTATTCTTTTTTAATGCTGATGTAGATGTGATCAAAGAGTCTAGAGCCTCTGGACCATTACCAGACTGAACATCCGATGCTGCTGATCTTATTATATCTTTAAGGCTATCTGTTAAATATTCTGCACGTAACTCTTCTAGGTGGTGCTTTGTTGCACCAATCTCTTCTGTGGGGGAGAAGTCTCTAAATTTCTCAACAACCAAACTAACTGGAGGGGTAGAACCATTAGCCTCAAAGTACTTTCGGATAAATGTCCAAATGTCTCCGTGGGTTCTGAGAATTGAATCAATGTTGGCTTGAAGTAGAACATGGGCTTGTTTGTCTTTCAATACTGCAGAAATCAATTTTGACTCTGTATTACTCACTTAGCCACTCCTTTGCTTTTGCCCTGCGCTCTAGTCGTTCCTTGTCGTCTTTTTTCTTATCTAGTCTTGCTTGTAATATTTTCTCTGCATTGTATGCAAAGTAATTCCAAGAAGGAGAGGAAGCAACACTAAAATAGTACTCAAGTAAATCATAGCATTCCCCTATTCCGTAGGACTCTACGAGTGCGTCGGAAGCCCATTGTTCAACGTTTAAATTCAGTGATGGCTTTGACTCGTACCTTGCTGTGTGATACTTACTGTATCTTGAAAGCAAAGCCATTCGGTCTTTGCGTTCGGCCATTACTCGTTTATTTCAGACTTTGCTTCGTTAATTTTAGTAGTCAGTTTGTCTTCAACAAACTTATAAACACGCTCAAAGGCTTGGTCAACTGTTTCTCCATTTTTGCGATTGTCAACAACCCCAAGATCCAGTCTAAGCGACTGAAAATTTCCCAGGTTAAGCGTGTATCCTAATGTTACAGATACCTTAGTTTCTTCGTTATTCATCCTATACCCCTTAATTAATTGATTCGTTCCAAATTGGAATAAATCGTCCATCTTCAGTTTTCGTATATTTAAGTATACCATCCCCCATTCGCCTTGTCAATTCAGCCTTTGTGGGTGTTATATCGTTTGTTATTAAATTATCTTTTCTTGGTCTACCAATGTGGTGTGTAGCAAGTATATCACGAATCTCTCTTACTTGGGATTCTGAGTAATAGGATCTTACTTGCCATCCCCTGTCCCCGCCTTTCTGTGACCCCGTAGGGAATGGAATGACTCCTCGTTTCATTAATGATGGCATATATTTTTTATGACGATTAACTAAATCAGCAGTCTGGCCTACAGTATATGCTCGTTCTCTTTTATTTTTAAAATCACTAATTAAACAACTTTCGATTTGATCTTTTGTAATATTATAAACAGACATAATGCCATTGGATTGGTTGTAATGATATATGCGAACAAGGTCTTTATTTAAAAACCAAACTTTTTTATTGCCAGGAATTACAGGGAGGAGATTGTAGCCTTCGACCTCTGTAGTTCCTTTTTTAGTAGCCATCTTCCCTCTTCCGAACTATTAGGTGGATTAAAAAACCTTCTAGATCCACAGAGCATGCAATATGATTCGAGATGCATTGGAGATGAATATATCCTGTCTAAGAACATTCTTCCTTTGCATTTTAAGCATCTCAGCATTAATTTGGTATGCCGATGATAATAAGATTAACTCCAGCAGTTACAATACCGCCTTTGTTAAATCGGACAGATCCCTCAACCTTGTTTGTAGATGGTGGTTTAATAACTACCGACATATCACGACCAGCATCGGTTCCTCCTGCATTCACAACAGTTGCAACAACTATTGGAGCATATTTAAAATCTGTTGAAAAGTCATATGAAAAATCTTTTTCTTCTGAAGCGGTTACAGATGTATTATTATTAATTGATACATATCCACCAATCATTCTTGCCTCTGAAGTTCTTACACTCTGTTTGCCAGCAGAGCCAGCATCAACAGTTACATACTTGTATGTTGAAGGAGAAATTGCAGATGCAAGATCATTAATAGCATTAGCCATCTGGTATACATATGTAACATCTAGCGGTTGACCACGCTCAGGTAGGGGTATTTTTGCCATACTTAATTATACCACTAGGCCAGTGATATAACTCCGCTTTCCCATAAAGTTGAATTTTCGAATCTTTGTTTTTGATAAGTCTCTTGCTGTACTGCAACCTGTACGGTAGTTTTTGCCTGTTTCTTTAAAGTTGCAAAATAAGATGATGACACAGTTGTAACAAAAGACCAGTCTGTATCTCCAGACCACTTGACATAAACATCAAACTTATCAGAAATTTTTCCACTTGAGTGGTCCCAAACCGCTATAACATTTGGACCAGAAACGGCAACATTAAAGTTCATGTTTGCTGGTTTTGCAACTATCATACTTCTTTGTGGAGACCAGTGCGATGATCTATTTCCATCAGAAGAAACTACTTTATATCTTATTGTATAAGAACTATTCTTTCCATCATATGCTGGTAGATCTTTTTTTTGGATTATAATATTCTTAATGCCTGAATCTGGATTTGCCATCATTGCACCTCTATAGCAAATCTAAATTCTATATACCCAGAGTAAGATGTCTGCTTTACGATTGGCTTTGAATCTACATTTTTAACAACAGAGTATCCAGTCAGTCCGTATAATGGATTAGATGTTGATTTATTATCTAAACGAAGACCGTCAAAAGATACGTAGTAGTCTGATGAAACAACGTAAACATTCTCTGAATTTTTTCTAAATACTGAGGCATAAGCCTTTACTAAGTTTACAGAGTTCCAAGAGAATGGGGTTAGACCAGAGTTATAGAATAGTTCTTGTAGTTGTTTTGTTACAACAAAATATCTATTTGAAGAAAGATCTATAGACATATCATCCGAGTCTATCTCCATTCTTGCTGTTTGTGTTCCATCTGTTGATGCAAACTCTAGAATAATTTTAAACTTTTCTGGATCTAATCCAGTTTCATTTTTATTAACAATTGAAAAGGCAAGTTTTAGTTCATCAACTGGCGAGTTTCTTGTAAGATCAATAGAGACTCCAGTGTATATCAAACACTTTGATGTTGCTGAGGCTGATAGCCTTGTACCAGTCTTTGTTATTGTTGCTGAATCTCCCCGCACCAAAACCGTTTCATTTAAAAATCTAGATCTTTCATTTCTTGCAATTCTAACGCTTGAGTTGAAAATAGTATTCTCTGCACTTGTTTTTATGACTGGACACTCAACAAGTGCTCCATTTGTGCCAACATTATAAGAACCTAAAATATTATTTGTTACAGCAGTTGTGGCTGTGTTTGTACTAAGTGGATCTAGAATTTGTGGAATTTCCGTAATCAGCCCAGAGCCAGTTCCTGGGGTATACAGTTTCCAATTTTCATTATTAGAAAATGAAAATAAAGACTTGCTGTCATAGGCTCCGTTTGCAGTGTTTGATCCAACAGAGAAAACTCCAACTTCTGATATCTCATATCGTGGAGTAGAGTCTAGTTCTGCAGTAAATACAATCTTAGAGACACCATTCTCTTTTACATATCCTCTTGATGTAATTGGAACTCTTTGCATTTCAAAGTCAAGACTAGTTTTATTGCTCATACTAGAGACCTCTTGATTTGTAAATGCGTGACCCGAATCAACTGGTCTTGGTCCACAGCCTATAGCAATATATGAGGCATAGGCTGGTGCCTGCCCTATAAGGTATTTTGCTAGTATGCTTTTGCCTGTGTTAGTTATCATATTTATCCCGCCCCATATATTGTAGCATTATACTTGGTCCCATTTACCTGAATTTCAACACGTACATTTTCGTCACTACCCAAATTGACAACATTGATGACTAGGTCTCCCGTAGCGCTATCAATATAGACAATGGCCCCATCTGGACCATTTCCGTTTTCTGGAACGTATTTTTCAAACTTTAAGGGGAAAGCATCAAATGTTGATTGAATTGTTCCTTGCATCGCAATCAGGTTTAGTGGGTTGTACTGAAAGAATATGCTACTTAAGTTCCTGATTGGAGAGTACAGGATATCTTGTCCATTTACCATGTCTGATCTTGATAGGCTTAGTAACTCTATCCCACCGATATCTTCAAATATTAGATCACTCATTACCTCAATTGGCATTGGGGCAGTGCCAAAAAGAACTAGGTCTGGCGTTGGTATCTTGACAGCACTTTGAGATGCTGCGCTGCTGGATGCAGGTGTAGTTGGTGTTGCTTCTACTGCCATTTTATATTTCCCCCAAGTATACTGTCATGTCTGGACCTGATACAGATCTAGTGTAGTCTATGCTATATACAACGTATCTTTTATTTTTTGAGTCTAAGACATCAATATCGTTATCTAAGTAATCGATCTTTACAATATCTCCTAGTTGCATTGTTGGTAATGAAAAGATCTTAAGTCCAATAGAGTTTCTGGGCTTCATAATTCTTTGCGTTAGCCAAGACATAAGAGAGTTTGCTTCGTCTGAAGATTGAACATATGGAACATCTAAAGAAAAATCTTTATTACCATGAAGCATTCTGCTTAACTTGATTCCTTCATATTGCTTCTTTACTTTAAACGGAGATGACACAAGACTTGAGCCAGTAAACTGTGGATCAGAAAAATCACTGCCCTTATTAAAAAATTCATCGACTGTCAACTTATTAGCACTTTGCTGCGTAAAGGTTACGCCCTGTATTCTTAAATAATTTCCACTTGATGAGTCCAAACTGATTGCGGTATCTGTTGCATTAAATACCATAAACTCTGCCCCATATGACCCAGCCCTAAATCCAGATACTGAATATGTTTTTAGTGAGTTAAAAGTTGGAGATAGTTTTGCGTATAGCGCTGGATAGGCCTTGTCATACTTAACGTTAAATGTTGCACACTCTCTCATAATTGTTCCAAACTCTTCAAAATATATATTATACTTTGGTGGCTGTGATGGATCAATGCCTGAAAGGTATGTGTTTTGAATCATACCGCTTAGAGCATATTTTTTAAATGATTCATGAACATCTACAGAGTCGTCTCCATATACAGACTGAACTGGTGTTTCAAGAATGTTGGAAGTGTTTTGACTATAGTTTGTTGTTAACGCATATATATTTTCAAACATTATCTTTGATGAACCACGGGTAAATAAAGCCATGTTGTTGTATGTTGGTAGTGGAGATGCATCATCAACAGTCTTTATTAGTACTCCGTTTATGTATAGGTAGAATCTTCTAATATTGCCAATGTCAATATATTCGACTGCAAGATCATAGACTGTTGGGTTTTGTTCAGATGCCATTCTGTATTGGCCAGTAAACAATCCATTGTCTACAATTATGCTGCCCAAGCCTTCCCAAAGTTTGATCGGAACCGCTTTGTTGCTAGAAGAATCTTTTTTTATCTTATAAAACATAATGTTGTTTACATTTGCTTTTGAATTAGAACTGATATTGTTTGATCCTAGTGCTATGATTTCAAAATAATATCCTACATTAGTTTCTGGGTTTAGCAAAACTGCAAGCCCTCCAGATCCTCCTGACACATTGATATTTTTATCTGGTGTAGTTCCTGGAACAACGTAGTATGTTGTATTTCCAACTGCTGACTGTGAGTTAGATAGACCGCTTTCAACCTTTCCAATAATTCTCATTCTTGTTCCAAAGTGTTTGAACTTATCTGTTAGTGGTTTTTTAACATAAGATAAAAAGTTAATTGGTGATTCTTGTGCAGAAAAACTTGGGCCAGATAGGACAAAAGCAGAAGACTGAACAGTTCCAGTCTGAGTTGCTCGTATTGAGTTGATTGTTTTTTCATCTACAAATGTTGTTGATAAGAAGTTTTTAATTATATTAGTTCTTCCACTTTTCTGAGCAGTGGCAGAGTTAACTCCTGCTGCTGCAATTACTCCCGTTGCTGTTCCGTAATTAGTTTTAAATAGATAGTCTGAATTCATGTCGCAACCTCTTACGTTGCTACTATTTAGCCAATGATCTGATATGGCTGCTTTATGCGAAACGACCTCAGTTCCAAACTGTCCACGTCCATGTTCTTCAACTTCGCCATTCTGTAATCTAAGAACACCCTGAAAAGTTTCATATTTTGGAATAGAGTAAATCCTTACTCTTCCTGTTGGATAAAGTTTTCCATTAAATGATATTTTAGAAAAGTAATTAGCGTATTCTTGTGTGCTAGATATCCAAACATTTCCTTGTCCCGATATGCTGTACTCTACAGCATCATACTTAATGATTTCTCCATTAGAGTAAAAATATCCATTGTACCTAGATATCCAGTAAACCCCTTCTCCAAAGTCAATAACATTATCAACAACTATATTATTTTTTACATACGGAACGGTGGCGGACAGGTTTGAATTTAAAGGTATTGCGCTAAGTGTATAGTCTGACTGGTTTGTTATTTGACCAGTAGATGTTTTTGTATTTTCTGTTCCAGTTACTTCCCACAAAAGAACGGGCTTGTATATCCACGTTTTATCAGAATCAATTAGGCTTGCCTGCTTAATTGAGCCGTAGGTTTTTTGTATTGATCTTGTCTCGTAATTAAGAGATCCGTTATTATAAACTAAATTATTCTTTGAAGATACATCAATGATGTTTAGGTCTTTTGATAAAGTAAAATCAGAAACTCTTTCTGTTTCTGTTGGCATCATATAAGATTTACTCATACAGATAAAATTATTGTATTCATCAAAAAACATTGCTGTCTGTGTAGATCTTGCAAGATCTTGTAAAATTTCTGCAATATTTTTATCTGGTGGAATAAAGAAGAATGGGATTATGAGATCTACCTCTCCAGGAACTCTCTTGAATGCATAGTTTGAAAATCCAATGGCGTCTAGTAAAAATGATACTGCAGAACTAAGGCTGGCATCCCTAAATAGTGTTTGTGGCGCAGTGAGTGATTCAAAGTAAAAGAATAGGTCTCTAAGTTCTACAGTAAGTTTCTTGTTAGCAATTTCATATTTTGGGAAACCTTCACAATACATTGTCTTAATTGGCACCATGTAATCATAGCCATTCAAATTTACAGTTACATCATAAATCTTAAATTGTATATGGTTGGTAATATATTTAGAAATAATGCTGCTTGTATTGTTAGCACTAAAAGCATCATCAAAATCAAATAAGGCCAGTGTGCCTGTTGAGGCTAACAGTTGACCAACTGGCAATCCACTTGACCCTAAATCTGAGGCACTCTTCTTTAAGTTTAGAGTAGTAACCTTGTCTGAAACATTTACAGATAGTCTTGGAGATAATTCAATAAGATCTAGTGTTGCTCCAACTTTATTCATTGTTTGTGCAACAATCCTTAGTCCACCAATGTAGTCAAACTCACGGTACTTATATCCGCTATTTGTTGTGGTTGTAAATTTGATTGGAGAAGTAGTATCTGTAACAAAGTTTGTAAGCCTATCAACAGAGTCTTCCTCTAGGTACCAACCATACTCTGGAACAAATGTCTCTCTGTTTCCATTAATAAATATAACGTAATAGCCAATATCAGTATCTGACTGCTTTATAAAATAAGAATATCCATTTACTGACTCGTCTGGCAAGAAGTCTTCAGAGGTATACGTTTCTGCATAAATAAAGATATCTCTATATTTCTTAGGTATCTTTAATCCATAGGCTAACTCAACGTAACCGTCTGTCTTTATTACTGGGGTTCCGTCTTGTCTTAAAGATGTTTCTGTAAATGATACTAGGTCTATCCAGGTATTATTTTTTAGCCCCTGAATTTTCCACCTCAGTGGAACGCTTTTATTAGCATCACCGTATAATGGATCAGAATATGTTCCTGTTGAATTTGAAAATGGCCCAAGGTCAACGTTGCCAGAGTGCGTTTGTAATTTAACGACTACACGGTTTGCTGGAACCTCTTCTTCATAAACAATATATGGTGCTGAATCATTAATTGCATACTGTCCACCAGATGACAGAAAAGAAATTCCGTGCTCAGCATTTCCTTCGGTCCTTAAAGAAGTCCAGTATTTGAATTTATCATTTTTATCAGGCATATAATATCTCGGTCTACGTGCCATGTTTATATTTTGGCTATGAAGATATCTCCCAGGTAGGTATGACGCTTTGTTAATCCCAGATCGTGGCCTAAACTGTTGGAAGCAAGACTCTAAAGAGTAGATCATTTTTAATTTATCTTTTGCTCTTGTTAGTGTAGTTGGAAGATTGTTATCCGTGTACCCACCATCAACAGTTATGTCTGAATCTGTTGCGCCTGTATAATGATTGCCAGCGTCGTTAATGTCAAAAGAAGATACAATGTTGTTATATGTAGATGTTTGATCAGTTGGTCTGTATCTGTAGTTTCCTATTTGCTTAATGTTTGTTGGAATGTTAAGGTTCCACTCTGCAATAACTAAAGAGTTTGTTTGAACTACAGAAGAAGACAGTAGATGCTGGTTTAGTTCTGCATTGTTAAACATTACGCCTCTTCCAGGGTTACCGTAATATCCCAAAAATCATGTAGTGTTTGTCCACGTTTTCCAACCTTATAATTAAAGTTTGAGATATACACTTCAACGATATCGTTGTATTGCTGCAAGTGCATTTTAGCCTCTGAGTCAGATCCAAACGTATTGTATTTGTCGTAAGACAAAAACATCCAAAAAGAACCTTTATGGTTTTCATACCAGTCTAACAGTTCTACTCCACCTGCTCCACCATCTACAGTAAACCCAATGCCAGCGCTAGTCTTTTTTCCCATTACGGAAAACTCTGGGGCATCTGAAAATGCTCTTGATGGAAGTCCTGTCCACGAGACAGTAAACTTATTCTTGTCTGCAATATGATAAGATCTTGATTTACCATTTACAGTTCTTTCACGCTTCTCAATTCTTTCTGTTGATATATCAATAGGGGCTCTTCCGTGATCTGATAGCACAATGAATTGATTGACTAAGGTATCTGTTGTTGCTGTTGCACCCTTTTCTAATCCGTTTGGCACGTACAGTCCATTGTCTAACTTCCCCGAATTTTCAGACCAAAGCAACGCTTGGGGCCTTCCCCACTTTTTGCGTCCTGACATATACGATGCGGTTGCCATTATAGTCTGTTGCTCCTAATTCGTTGATTGTCTACTTGCCTAATTTGTTCAATGATTGTCTGGGCTATATCGTTTGGATTTGCATCAGACTTAACATTAACGCTTAGGTTATAATTATACACTGAGCCAAGGTCTGTATTGCCAGTATTTATAGACCTAAGTTTATCTACTCCAAAGTTATCTACCGCAAACTTACTTACAACAAACTCTCCAGGACTTAACATTGCAGGAATTGTATCAGTTCCAATTGGAATCATATTAAATCCACCCTGTGCAAAGTATCTTGGAACCATTCCGCCCGAAGCCATAGCATATGGAGCCCACTTTCCTCCTGCTGTCTTGCTTGTATTTGCACTTCCTGTATTTGAGTCTGCAGTTCCTCCATCTGACTTACCACCAGTCTTTGCAGCAACTGCAACAGTTGTTACATAGTTGGTGATATAGTTTGTAATATTGTGAATTTCGTCATACACATGCTTTGTGTATAGACTCTTAGGAATCTTATTCATAGTGTCAAGAACTGAAGCCCAACTATTTTTATTGTTTAGCGCTGAATCTGCTGCTGCCTCCATAGCAACTGCATAGGCTTCGGATAGTGGCTCGCCTTCTTCCATCTTTGCAACTATCTCTTCCCACATTTCAAGTGTGTGCCCAGAACTATCATCTAAAGCCATGATCTGATCTACAACTGCTTGAGCAGATATTTCCTCTAAAGCAAGTTGTGCATCCTGTTGCATTAATGTATCAAGAATAGTTTTTTGATCAGCAAGTTGAGTTTGTATTGTTGCGTTTATTGTATCAAAGTCAGATTGTAGTTTTTCGGCTGCTGCGACTTGGGCTTCTTGATATACGACTATCTGAGCCTGCGCTTCTTCTATTGCCTTCTCTGCAGCAAGCCTTGCTGGATCTGTTTCTAACTTGAAGAGTTCTTGAGAAATTTGGTACTGTCTTTCTTGTAACTGCTCTTGACTTTGTCCAGAATCATTTTTTAGATTTTTTATCTCATTGTTGCGTGACTGATCCATTGCAGATGAAACTCCGCCTGCGTAATTGGACGCATCTGCTGCTCTCATATCCTGAGCAGCCTTTGCTGCTGCTGCTATATCTCCAGATGACAATGCGTCTGCTAAGCCCAACTGTTGCTGTTGTTGGCGAATAATATTTTCATTAATACGCTGTACGTTTGCAAGGGCTTCGGCTTGAGCGTCATACTTCTTATTAATCTCATCAGCAGAGTGAGCCATAATCGATAAGTCGTTTGAAATTTTATTAGACTCGACACCAAGAGCCTTTGCTGGATCTTCAAAATTCTTCTTAATGAAGTCTTGCTTTGTTTTAATGATTGACTCTTGTGACTTAATTAGACTTTCATACTTTTTAGCGTTTGTCTCTAAGTCTTTAGAAAGTTTATTTTGGGCAGTTGTAAGTTGTGATTCAAGGGCTGTAGTCTTTGCTGTTGCAACGCCAATTGCTTGTGCTAGTGATGCACGTTGCTTTTGAATACTTGCCAATGACTTGCCCATCATTCCTGCAGATGGGTCTACACCATTCTTTACCGCTGCCTGGTATCCTGCTTCTCCAACATTCCAAGAAGCCTTTCCACCAAGAGCAGTGTTGTCTGATGTCTGAGCCTTGCGTAATTCGTTTATTGACATGTTAGAGTATGCAGTTTTTCTAACATTCATAATCTTTTGTGCAGCCTCAAGACCCTTTGTAGCCTTGCCCTTTAAATCAGAATTTGCATATTCAAGTGCAATCTTAATTGTTGAATTTGCTTGAACTGCCTCTAAGCCCTTCGCAATGGCCTCAACTTGCTCCTTGGCTTTTTCTGCATCTGTTCCATAAGTTTCCATTGCTGCGATGGCGCCTGCAAGAGATTTTGGATCTGAGATTAATGAGTTTAATGCCTTTGGAGACATGGCTGGGCCATTCTTAGCAAAGAATTCTAGTACTGCTGGAATCTTTGTATTATTACTTTGTTCTTCAATAGCAGTCTTTCCAACATTAATTAATTCATTAATCTTTTCTCGTGCAACTCTTTGCTTTTCTAGTGCAATGTTTGTTGCTAACTCTTTGTCTGTAATCTTGCCTGTGGCAATAACTGTTGTCATTGCTTCATCTGAAAGTACCTGCTGAATTTCAGAGTTAGACATTCCAAGCGCAGCCAACTTCTTTGTTACAATTTCTTGTTCATTTAAATTCTTAAGAACTGCTTTTTGTGCAACAATAAAATCTCCAGTAATTGCTTTATTGAGTCCAGCCTCTACCTGTTGTGCATTCTTGCTAAATACAACATCTCCAACTTTTCCATCCTTAATGACCTTACCAGTAAATGGATCAATAGCCTTGCCTTTATTTTTCCCAGTTCCAGCCTTGGCGGTACGCATAAACTTTGCTTGCTCTTTTGGATCAAGACCCATAATGAAGTCCATGTACTGAGAGTTCTTGCCCTTATCCTGCATTTGTTCTTTAATGCCCTTGTATGCATCTCCAATACCGCCCTTCTTTGCTGCTAGAAGTGCTTTATTTAAAGCCTTAATTCCACCCTCTGCATTTATAGATGCAAGGCGAACCTCTTTAAGTCTCTTTAGTAAATCTGCATATGGGTCTGCTGGCTTTGTGCCTGATCCAGTGTCTGTAGCCTTGCCTGCTGCCTTTGATGCAACAACTGGATCTACTCCATATTTTGCTACGACCATTGCGTTTGCAGTCTTTGCTGCTGCTGCTGGATCATTAAGTGTTCCCGATGTAAGGGTATTAAATTTTGTAGTATAGGCTGTTGTATATTCTTTTGAACCTTTTGCTCCAAAGCCAAGTGCTTCTTGTTCTGCAAGTTTTGCAGCCCATGCTCTGCGAGCATCTTCGTTTTCAAAACTAATTAGAGTATTGTGTAATGCTGTATAGGTCTGTATTGCTTCTTTTTGAACTGGATCTTTAAGATTACTAAAGTATGTCCAGTTATCAATAATTCCCTGCATATTTGTACCAGTGTCTTTGCCAAAATCAATAATGGCTTGCTTTTCAATTGGACTCTTCATTGCTTCAATTAGATCAAGTTTTGCAGCAAGTTTTTCTAATCCTGGAAGACCTACTGTATCAATGTAGGCACTCATGTCTATTTCTAATCCATCTGATGCGCTAAGAAGTGCCAAAGCCTTACCAACTCTATCAAACTCTGCTGGACTCTTTCTGACCATATTAACAACAATGTTTTGTGCTGTTGTCTTGTTTTTCATTCCAGAAAGAAGTGATGTTAGTTCTGCTACCTTTGTAGCACCTTGTTTTTTAATTCCCACATTTAAAGCAACATCCATACTTGCAAGGTTGCCATTAAATATCTTCATCATTGTTTCCACTTGTTGAGGATTCATTTGACCAGAAGCCATAAGCATTTGAATCTTTCCTTCAAACACCCTTCCTGCTGCAACGCTTCCAAATGATTTGTCTTCATCGGCACGTGCGCCAAGATTAAGAACTCTTTGTGCAGATGCCTCATATGCTGTTCCTTTGTACTTAGCCTTTACATCAGCCTTGCTAGCATCAAAGAATGCATCTTCTTTTGCAGTGCCTGTATAATCTCCAATTATTTCATCTCTTAAATATCCTTCTTGTCTTAATACCTGGGCAGCAACAAGCCTGTTCATCTTTTCCATTCCAGCAATCTGCTGATCTTGAACTGCCTTAATCTGATTATCTAATTCTAATTGTCTTTCTTTGTTGGTTGTTGCAGCACGTTGTGCTGTCAAAGACTTTACCTGGTCTTCATAGTATCTTGCCATTCCGTCGGCTTGCATCTGTGCCATTTCAATCGCATTAGCACCAGAGGCAGCAAGTTGTGCTGCTTCAGTTCTACCGCTATTGCCTTTTGCTAAAGCCTCATTTAGTCCTTGGACTACCTGGTCTGATCTTCCTCCAGCAACTACTGCAAGTCTTGTTCTTACTGTTAATGGATCTCTTGTTAAGTCTTCTCCATTTGCACCGATAAGATTTCTTAGTTGTCCATCAACCTTCATAGATATGCTAGAGTCTTTTAGGTTAACTCCAAGTTGGTAGGCTGTTTGACTTGCAAGGTCTGCGCTCATAGTTCCATCAGCAACTGCTGCTGCTAATTGCATTGCAAACTGCTGGGCTGCTACTTCAGAACCATTCTCATTTGCGTTCTTTGTGTATGTTGCTGTCAACTCTTTACCAGTTGCGGACCCCATAAACTTCTCGCCTTCCATGGTTCCCTTACGTGCTGCCTCATTATATCCAGAAAGAAGTCCATCGCCTCTTCTCTTGTTCATAATTTCAGATGCACCAACAAGACCAGTTTCTTGGCCAATCTTTTTCATTAGATCAGATGTAGCAGATGTTGCTGTTACAAATTTTGCAGTTGCTATTGCTGCGCCTTCAAAATGTTTATTAAGTAAGTATGCTCCGCCACCAACGGCTGCAAGACCTGCAACAGCCCAACCTACTGGACCCATTCCTGCTAGTGCTGGGGCAATAGATGCAACTGTAGATGCTGCTCCAAGTGCTCCTGTTACTGCTGGTGGTGCCCCCATGGTGCCTGCGACCATAGTAGCCATTCCTAGGCCTCCAGCAGCCTTGCCAGAGAACTTTCCAACCTTTTCTCTACGCATGCCACGCTTCATCTTATTGTATGTCTTCTTGTCCATTGGGTCGCCTGTACCTGGATCAATAAATACTTTTCCATCTTCACGAGCATATCCAGAGGCTTCTTTGAGCGCTTGTTCTTTTGTAAGTCTGTTATCAAGATTTTGTGACTGTGAAGCAGAAGAACTAATCTTTGCACGAAGTGCAGCAAGTTCTCTTTCTTTCTCTGCAAGAATTTCACGATCTTTCTTTGAAATTTGATCTGCAAGCATAGAAGATGTTTGCTGTGCATTTGCTGTTTGATCTGCTGCATTTGCAATTTGTTGTGAACTATTTGCTGTTGCTTCAGCAAGATCTGACGCTGTTACTATGTTATCTTGATGTCTTCTCTGTGCCTCTAGTGAATCCCCAGTTGCCTTAGATAGTTTATCTACCTCTAGTGTTAGCGTTGCAGATGATTTATCAATTCTGTCAGAACTGGATCCAGAGGATATTGAACCCTTACCTGATCTTCTTCTCCTATCAAGAGATTTAAGAACCTGTCTTTGGTCTCTCATATCTGGGGTATCTATATCATCATAAAATTCTTTATTATCAGTGTCAATCTTGGCAGCATTCTTTAGTTTATCTGACTGTGCTGATACATCCTTAGTTTTTGATGCTAGCCCTTGACTTAGTCCATCTCCAATATCTTGTCCAAGTTTTTTAGTTCTCTTTGATGGCGATGCTGTCTTTGCAATCTCTTTTTCTGCTCTTGTCAAATCTTTATCTAATGCATCGCTAATTTCTGTTGAAGCCTTTACAAATTCTGGATTTCTTTTCCTGTATGGCTTTACACTTGATGAAGCACCAAGTTCTGATCTTAGGGCTGTTTCTTTGGCTGCTAAAGATATTCTTTGACCTTCTGAGCCACGATTCTCTGCACCGCCAAAAGTACCAACAACTGAAGTTGATTTGGCATCAGCAATTGCCTGCTTCATCATTCCACTGACGGAATCCCCAAGTTGAGATTGTGCTTGCTCTACTGCTGCGTAAAATTCTGGATCATTAACAAACTCTGTTGGAATCTTTGAAACTTCGCTTGAAATTCTGCCTGCAAACACCTGCATATCTGCATGCATTTGAGATGCAATTGCAGGATCATTAAGTGCTTCTTGCAATGACATCCCCATAGACCTTGCATACTGATCATACATCGGGGCCATTGTAATTGACATATCTTCGCCACTAAACCTAGAGGCAAGATCTGTAGGAGACATCTGTCCCTTATTTGCTTTTTCTGGAAGCATGAATCCAAAATTGCTAAACTGTCTAACATATCCATTTGGATCTCCTGCTCTAGCAGCATCTGCTGAAGACTGTAGGTGCTTTCCAACTCCAGATGTTTTTGATGTTGCTAAGTCTGCAAGCCTTTGCAGTTCTTGTGGATCTCTTATTGGGGCGCCTGGCGCCTGACCATGAGCAAATACAAGATTCTCTCCGTTGAACGTTGTTGCAGAGGTTCCCTTTGGTCTATTTCTTGCTACGCCTTCTTGTTCAAGAATGTTTTTTAATGTTTCCCCAGATAACTTTTTAAATCCATCTCCTGCTGCTCTTGCTTCATCTTCAAGTCTTTGCAATACACGAGATACTCCTTCAATGTCTTTGCTGAACTTAGATAGTTCTGAAATTAATGCAAGATTTGCGCTTTGTGGTGTTGCTCTATTTGGTATTGCATAACTTCTGCCACCAAAAGAAATATTTGATCCATCTGCACCAATACCATCTCTACCAGTTGCATATCCTGGAACAGAATCATTTCCAATTGCTCTTAGTAGTGGTCCATACTTATCAGTGTTTTCTTTTGATACAACAGTCTCTCCTGGTTCAAGCATGGCTGGGACTTTATCGCCAGTACCAGTACCTGGAACGCTGAATACACCCTCTGCATACTTTCTTGGAGCAAGACCTGATGTTGCGCCCATCGCACCAGGGGCTGCATTAAATAATCCTGGGGATGACATTGCAAGTGCTCTTGCCTGTGATGCTGCATTTCCATATGCTGCTGCCAAGGCATTTGCTGCTCCTGCTTCAACATTAAATGTTTCAATTAATTTTTGATGTGATGTATGAAGTGCGTTAGACTGTGCAAGGCTTTCAATCTGTTGCTGAGTCATATAGTCAAAGCCTGCACCAAGGACGTTGCTTTGTCCATTAAGTTTTGCCATTCCTCCACGGAGCATTGCAAAGAACTTGATTACGTTTGCAGTTCCGTTAGCAAGCAAACCAAAAGCCATGAGTGCAACTGGTGCCAAACCTCCAACCACTCCAACAATAGTTGTTATGATTTTCTTTGTTCCATCACTTAGGTTATTAAACTTTGCTAATATATCTCCAACAAATTTTACAATAGGTGTTGCAGCCTCAAGGAATGCCTTACCCAAAGGCATCAATTGAACCTTCATATCTTCAATTGCCTTTTGGAATTTCTTTCCAGTTGCATTTTCAATCTTTGATGTTTCTCGCTCTGCCAGGATTGCTAACTCTTCCATAGAGGCGCCTGCCAAACCTAGTGCTCTAGAAGCCTGACTACCATCTTTTGTTATGTTCTGGAATAATGTTGATAGACGGGCAAACTGGAACTTACCAAACATCTGCTCAATTGCTCTAGCACGGTTGAGTGGATCTAGTGTATCTAATGCTCTTGCAAATCCTACTACGGTTCCCTTTATGTCCCCCGCATTATTATTTACAATTCCCTTGATATTAATACCAAGCCCAGCGAGCATCTCTGCTGCTTTCTTGGAAGGGTTAATCATAGATGCAAGACCAGATTTAAGTGCGTTAGCACCTTCTGATGCGTTGATGCCACCTTCCTTCATTGCTGTTAGGAAGAACGCAAGATCTTCAACAGATCCTCCAAGTTGCTTGATTACTGGGGCTGCTTTTGGAATTGCAATTGTTAAATCTTCAATAGATAGAACAGTTTGGTTTTCTACAGCGTTGAGAAAGTTAATCTTGGTTGCTAATTGTTCAGAAGATATTCCAAAAGCATTTTGCAAAGATATAGTAGTCTCTAGGGCTTGTTGCTGATCAACCTGACCAAGAACAGCAAGCCTAGTTGCCTGTGTTACTTGAGCGGTAAGTGCTGCGCCAGCATAGCCTGCTGCTGCTGCATCTGCAGCCATGTTCATTGTATCTTTTACTGCAACACCATACTTGGTAAACTCACCAGCGAGTCTTTTAATTCCATCAACAGCCTTATCTGTTTCTGCAACGCTAGTTGCCATATCCCCGTATACACGCTGGAATTTTACAGTTGCTTCTTCCATTTCTCTAAATGTTTTAGCAGCAAAGGATCCAAGCATTGTAAGAGGAATTGTTAAACCAACCATTAACTGACGGCCTGCCCACTGAGTATTCTTACCAAAATTCAATAGTTGTGTTGAACCCTGCTTGAGTAGTTGGTTGAGGAACTGCTGTCTTTGTGCAGCCATCTGAACACGTGTTGCATAATCCGTATAAGCGCCATTGGTCATTTGCAGATGCTTTGGCATGACCTGAAGCGTCTTTACTAATTGACCATTAGCATTTGTTAATTGGACATATTGACTTTGAAGTGTCTTTACTCTATCCTTGCTTGCACGTTGAAGGATTTCCTTCTCTTGAGCAAAGAAGTTTTTTAAGACATTGCTGTTTAATGATGTGGCTGCTGCGGTGTATCTAAAATATTGTTTAAGGCTTAACTGGTTTTTTTCTAGCGCACTGGTGAAGGCTGCAGTGGAAGTGTGGACATCCTTTTGGCTAGCAATGAACTTTCCAGTTTGATTAATCGACTGGATGAGTTGGCTGTTTAAACCCTTTTGTGCATTTTCAGCAGCAATGTTTCCTTGTGTTAAGGATTGGTTAAACTTGCTTAGACCAGCCTGAAGCCTTCTTAATTCTGAAAGAGCCGTGGCCGTATCAAAATGTATGCCTATATTAGCATTTACATCAGACACGTTTCATTCCACCTCTTTACATTATTTTTACTTAGTTAAAGAATTAACTAATGCAGTTGGATCAGCAAGTTGGATTCCAGAGGCTGCATCTACTACTTCATATACTGTAGGTAGGTCGATGTTTTCTTCTAGTGCTGCTCTATCGTCTGCGAGTTCTGGACTGTACTGCTTGAATGCGATCTGTACGCAATCAAGAAGAATGTCCATAGACTTTTCATTATTGTCTGCCACTGTGCTTAGTTCTTGGAACTTTTGCATGAATGGCTTAAGTAGTGAAATCTTTAGTGGTTGTACTGTTACCTTTGTACCGTCGATTAAAACTACGTGCTTTTTATCTGTTGTGGCTTTGTCTGCCATAGTATTTCCTCCTGTGGATTGTTAAATTAATTATACCACAGCAAGCGTGTTTTTTTAACCCTCTACAATTTCGTAGTCTATACCCATACCTACACCAAACCCTGCCTTTGATGCTGTTGCACCTTGATAGGCAAGAATGTCATTTCCATCAACTGCTTGACCTTTACTGAATACCCTGGCCTTCATGTCTTCCCATTCTTGCTGACCGCCACCAGAACCAGCATCTAAATCTACTCCTTGCATTGCTGCTATAAATTTCTTTTCGTTATGATCCAATTCTCTTTTAACACTGAGGGTTGCAAGTATCTCTGGCATAGACATTGACTTTTCTAGTTCTAGATAATCTTTCCAGATCCCAAGCAAAAATACTTCTGATTCTATCTTTGCTAAATCTAATTCTTCCCAGGAAGATCCACTGTCTACTGCCTGCTTTTTTACAGACTCTTCTGAATCTTTATTTACTTTAATACCTGCAGCATAGTTGAGGAGTTTGTATACAATTGGCATGTTACATATGTCTTCTGCTTCTGGATAAAACTCTGGGCAGTATTGCTTTAATGCTATAGAGGCACACAAAGCAAGGTTAGTCATTGCTTCATCATCACCATCAGAGTTTTTAACAAGTTCAAAGGCATCCATTAATTCTCTTAAATATTTTATCTTTAATGGTACTGCTTCAACTATAACTCCATTTAGTAATTCTACTTGTCCTGATTCATATATTTTTGTTGCCATTATATAAGTATACCAAAAGAAAAAGCCCCATCCGTTAGGATGAGGCCAATTCTATTATTAAGTTGTGGTTTAAAGATTAAGCGCCTCCGCCAGCAGTGCCAACGGTACGGTCAACGATCTTTCCGTATGAACCAGATGAGTCATCTGGAAGTAGACGGAATGAAACTTCAAACATAGAAGCAGCATCACGCTTTGCAGATACTGTTACGCTTTCGATTGAAAGTGCACGGTATGCAGTGTAGATACGCTCCTTTGCAACTGCTGCGTCGCCAGATCCTGGACCTACAGCAATTAGACCTGCTTCAACTGGGACATCGCCCAAGTCTCCTGCAGATAGGTTAAGTGTTGGGTTTCCCGCAACTGTAGACAAGTTAGAATCCTTTGCTGCTAATGCAACTAGAAGGTTTTCCATTGTTGCTTCAGCGAATGATGTCTTTAGATTGACCTTCATACCTTGCTTGAACAACTTTGCTACGTCAAGAACCTGATCAACAGCAACTTCACCGAAATCTGGCTGGAACTGTAGTTCTAGACCATTGCTGGTATAGCCTACGTTACGCCACTTTGCAGTGTTGGCTGATGCTGAAAGGGTCTCTGTGTACTTTGTACCAGACACGAATGCTGGAACTGAAGTAGATGGTGTAAGGGCACCGTCTTCGTATGTGAAGAGCGCTGCTGCGCCAACGATTATGTTAGCGTTACTTCCTCTTGAATATGCCATATTTTTTCACCTTTTCCTTTATATGAAATAAAGGGCTTGTTTCCTCGTATTAATTATAACAGCGTTTTTACTGATTATACCAGTGGGGTTGAGGGGTCTTTATAGTGATAATCGTACTCAATAATTATTTTATTACCCGCCCAGGTTCTGGCTGTTCCAAAGTCGATGATATCTCGGCTTTCATTAAGTTGATAAATCTTAAAAGTATGGAAGAATATATCTGTGCGGTATTCTAAAGGTACTAGATCTTTGTTGCTAGCGTACCAAGTGTTGATATCTTGTCCTGACTCATCAGAACGATCAAAGTGCTCAAGGAATCTCTCTTGGATTCCGTATAAATCTACAATATCTCTTGCATAAAAATAATACAACAATTGCTCACACCTTATGTGTGGAAATGGTCCACGCCTCATTCTAAACATTCTGTCATAAACTCCAAGAAGATTTACTGGTCCTCCTGGAAATTGCTCAGTAAATGCGTCAATGTCTGTTGGCATAGTTGGAACAATAGCGCCAGCCAAACTATCGGCAAAGACCTTGTCTTTAATGTAAGCATTAATAATTGCTGGTGGCATATTTGTTTTTATGATGTCTTCCATTATGATACCTTCCCAAGTGATGCAGTTGCTACCCAGCGAGATCCAGTTGATACTCCAACAGACCTTCCGCCTCTTGCTCCTGCACGAATGTTTTCCTTAAATACTTTAGCATTCTTAAAATGATCTGATAAACCACTTGCCTTTAAAAATGATTGCTTAAAATAAACACTAAAAAATGAATCTAAAACTTTTGCAAATTGACCTTGTGACTGACCTCCAGGGTTATCAATAGTAACTGAATTTGGAGTAAATATTGTCTGTCCATCAATATCGAATGCTAAGACCTTTGCTTTCCTAGGTGCTATGGTAACGGGTGTTCCGCTTTCCATAATCTGCGCCTTGCTGTAGAAGGGTACTTTAGATCCATCTTTTATAGTAGTTGATTGTTTAAAACTGCTAGAGAATTTTAAACCTGTTGATGTTATTGAGTAATTTATATCGTACAGTCGTGACTCTGGGCTTCCTATCTGATACCACTCATATATATGATGAAGTGTTTGTGGGCTTACCCTCGCATTTGAGTCTATATATCCATATACAATTTCTGTAATCTCTGGTCCTAAATTTCTGTACATCTCTGCTTTACCGTATTCAAGTCCTTCAAGAAATCCAAATGAGTAGTCCATTATGTTTTTCATTTCTTTATTAAATGCTGCTGTATTAAATCTAAGACTTATCATATTGTTGACACCTGGTTTTCAGATCTTCTAACAACTAGTTTGTAGTATTCAATTCCTCCGAATGG